CCGGCTTTGGGAATCATCCCGATTACGGAAAACAATGATTGTAGGTGGGGGTGTATTGATATTGACGAATATAACTTTGATCATCTTGGCCTCATTAAAAACATTCGGGATCATAAACTTCCTTTAATAGTTTGCCGTAGTAAATCTGGCGGCGCACACGTATTTTTATTTACAAAAGAAAACATTCCTGCATCTTTGATGCAATCAAAATTAAGAGAGATAGCTATCATACTTGGATATGAAGGCTCTGAAATATTTCCTAAACAAACAGAAATACTAGTGGAACGTGGGGACACTGGTAACTTTTTAAATTTACCCTACTACAATGACATGAAAGGATTACGTTATGCTATCAGTGATACTGGCGCCGGTTGTACACTTGAGGAATTTTATAAGCTCTATGATGTTTACAGTTGTAGCAAAGAAGCAGTTGAAGCAATTAAAACAGAAAAGAAAAAAATAGAAGAAGCATTTCCTGGAGGTCCACCTTGTTTAAACAAATTAGCATCTACTGGTTTTGGTGAAGGTTCCAGGAACAACGCATTATTTAATATAGCAGTTTACTATAAACAATCAGCACCAGATACTTGGGAAGATGAAATTGTAAAAGCAAATATGAAATTTATGGAACCGCCATTAAGTAATAGTGAGGTTCAACAATTAATTAAATCAGTAAACAGAAAAGGTTATGATAAATATAGATGTAAAGATGCACCTATTAATGCAGTATGTCAATCTGGTTTGTGTAGAACAAAAAGATTTGGTGTAGGATTTGGTGAAGAAGAGATGCCAGTATTGGGAAGTTTAACAAAGTATGCATCAACACCACCGCAATGGTTTTTAGATGTAGATAAAAAAAGAATAGAATTAAAATCAGAACAACTTTACAGTCCAAACTTATTTGCGTTAGCGTGTTTAGATCAAGCAAACTTGGTAGTACCAATACCAAAACCAAAAGATTGGAAACAACATTTTTTAAAACCTATGATGCAAGGACTACAAGAAGTGGAACCTTTAGAGTCTTTAAATCCCGTCAATGAACTTACAGGACTGTTGCAGGATTGGACAACTAATAGACAATCAGCAAGAACTATTGATGATGTATTTAACAAACTACCATACACAGATGAGAAAAGAGAATTTACTTATTTTAGAATGGAAGACTTTTATAATTTTTGTAAACGAAATCATTGGGAAAAGGATAAGAATCAAACAGGTAATTTAATAAAAAGACTCGAAGAGTTTGTAGGAGAGGAGAGAGTAAGAATCAAAAAACAACAACCAAGATTAATTAAAATTAAAACAATGAAACAAACCGAAGCGTCTGTTTCTAAAGTTCCATATCAAATAGAGAACTTTTAATGTTTGATAAAGATGTTGGAGTTAATTGGCATTTAAGGTTTCGTTTAAAGCTAGAAAAATTACAAAAAGAAAACGAATATCTTAAGATGAAAAACAGATTATTAACAAGGAAAATAAAGAAATATGAAAACAATAATACTAGGACCACCAGGAACAGGGAAAACAACAACACTGTTGAATCTAGTCGATCAGTTCATACAGGACGGCGTTAGACCAAAACAGATTGGGTATTTTTCATTCACTAAAAAAGCTGCAACGGAAGCAGCATCGAGGGCCGCGGAAAAGTTTGGCCTTGATGTAGAAAATGATTTAAGTTACTTTAGAACATTACACTCATATGCATTTAATCAAGTGGGAATGACTAGAGAAAAAATGATGGGTAGTGAAGACTACAAAGAGTTTGGTGAAAAATGTGGGATACCTATAAAGGTTGCAAAGTTTTCTGAAGGCGATGGTACATTTAATTCAGACAATGAATATCTTACAATAATAAATACTGCAGCAGTTAAACGAGTAGACTTACTAGAGTATTATGATTCTAGAAAAAATATATTAGACATAGAAAGAAATACATTATTTTTATTAGCAGAAGAACTTAAAAGATTTAAACAAGAAAAAGGTCTAAAAGATTTTAATGATTTGTTAGAAGATTTTATTGCAAAAGAAAAACACAATAAGTTTGAAGTATTATTTATAGATGAAGCACAAGACTTATCTTTGTTGCAGTGGGAGATGGTAAGAAAGATGTGGTCCAAGGCAGAAAAAACTTACATAGCAGGCGATGATGACCAGGCTATATTTAAATGGGCTGGCGCAGATGTAGATCATTTTATAGCGCTCAAAGAAGAAGTAGATGACATACAAACTTTAGATCAATCTTACAGGATTCCTGGAGGACCCATACACGAACTATCACAAAAAATAATTGGTCAAGTACAAAATAGATTTGATAAGAATTATAAACCTAGAGAAGAGCATGGAGTCTTAAAAAGATATTCTGATATTACGCAGGTAGATATGAGTGAGGGTAATTGGCTAGTGTTATCATCTGCAAATCATTTTTTAGATTCAGTAAAAGAAGTATGTGAACTTCGAGGTTGGTATTATTCTTTTAAAGGACGTAACTCAATACCACTTAAATTATTATTGGCATTAAACAATTGGGAAGCATGGCGTAAAAATGCATTGCTTAATCATTTAGAGATAAAAAATATATACGAATATCTAGGATCAAATGTATTAGAAGGATTTAGAAAAGGTAAAACATTACACGCAGATCAAAAATATTCTTTACAAGATTGTAAAGTTGAACATGGTTTAGTTATTGATAGTGTATGGTACGAAGCATTTGAAGGATTAGATTCTATGACAGAGAATTACATTCGTAACATGAGGGCGAATGGTGAAACACTAAATAAAAATCCTCGTATAACAATGTCAACAATACACGGAGCGAAAGGAGGAGAAGCTGACAAAGTTTTATTGATGCAAGATATAACAAATGCAGCGCTGGAAACTTTTAGTTATGATCCGGATGAATTACATAGATTATTTTATACCGGAGCGACGAGAGCGAAGCGTGAATTACACGTCTTGGACCCAAGAGATTTTGATCGAGCTTATATATTATGACCAACAAAGAAATATTTAAAAAAGCTACATACGATTCTTTAGATAAACAAGTAGGTGGAAAACATTATCAAAATATGAAGATACAACCCGCTGAATTCATTAACGAAAACAAGTTGCTTTTTGCAGAGGGGAACGCTATAAAATACATCTGTAGACATCAATCTAAAGGAAAAGAAGAGGACGTGAGAAAAGCAATACATTATTTAGAGATGGTTCTTGAAAGGGATTACGAATGAGAAGCACTCAAATCCCGTTGTTTACACCAGAAACGGAATGGGTAATGCCTGAAGAACTAAAAGATCTTCGAGGACATAAAGAAATAGCAATCGATTTAGAAACTAATGATCCACATTTAAAAGAGTTAGGATCAGGTAATGTCACTGGAAAAGGCCACATTGCTGGCATTGCGGTGGCCGTAGAGGGCTGGTCAGGCTATTTCCCTATCCACCACGAGTCTGGTGGAAATATGGACAAAAACCTCGTTTTAAACTGGCTTAAAGATATTTGTAGTCAAGTAGATACTACCTTTATATTTCACAATGCAATGTATGATGTTTGTTGGTTAAGATTAGCAGGTATTATTGTTAAGGGTAAAATTGTTGACACAATGATAGCAGCGTCTTTGATTGATGAGAATAGAATGTCTTATCAATTAAACACACTAGCAAAATTTTATATAGGTATGGGTAAGGATGAAAGTATTCTAACTGCAGCAGCAAAAGAATATGGACTTGATCCTAAAAAAGATATGTGGAGGTTGCCTGCATTATTTGTAGGTCAATATGCTGAACGTGATGCAGAGTCTACACTTAAACTTTGGAAAAGATTAGAGACAGAATTGTATCAAGAGGAATTATGGGATGTATTTAATTTAGAAACTAGATTATTTCCATGCCTTGTTGATATGAGGTTCAAAGGTGTAAGAGTTGATCTTGAACATGCAGCTAATATTAAAAAAAATCTTATGGATCGTGAGTCTAAAATTGTTAGTAAAATCAAAAGTTTAACAGGAATTGATGTAGAGATACACGCAGCTAGATCTATTGCAAAAGCTTTTGACAAATTAAAACTTCCGTATGACAGGACAGAAAAAAGTAAAGAACCAAGTTTTACAAAAAACTTTTTACAAAACCATCCACATGAATTACCAAAATTAATTGCTGATGCAAGAGAGATAAACAAAGCTCACACTACATTTATAGATTCAATTACTAAACATGCAGTTGATGGTAGAATACACGCAGACATAAATCAAATACGATCAGACCAAGGTGGGACCGTAACAGGTAGATTCTCTATGAGCAATCCAAACTTACAGCAAATTCCAGCGAGGCATCCGGAGCTTGGACCGATGATTAGATCTATATTTATTCCAGAAGAAAAAACTACGTGGGGATCATTTGACTACTCACAACAAGAACCAAGAATTTTAGTACACTATGCAAAGTTACAAAACTTATCTGGTGTAGATGAAATTGTAGAAGCATATAATGCAGGTGATGCCGACTTTCACCAGGTTGTTGCAGACATGGCAGGTATCGAACGTAAACAAGCCAAAACAATTAATTTAGGATTAATGTATGGTATGGGTAAAAATAAATTAATGGCAGAGTTAGGTTTGATGAAAGATTCTGCTGAAAAACTAATTAAACAATACCATGCAAAGGCACCATTTGTTAAACAACTAATGGACAATGTATCTCGTAAAGCAAATGATCGTGGTAAGATTAGAACTTTACTAGGTAGAGCGTGTCATTTTGATCTTTGGCAGCCTACACAGTTTGGTATATTTAAACCTTTACCGTTAGAACAAGCTAGAAAAGAATATGATGAACCACTTAAACGTGCGTTTACATACAAAGCATTAAACAAATTAATACAAGGAAGTGCAGCAGATATGACTAAAAAAAGTATGGTAGCATTGTATGAAAATGGTATAATACCACACATACAAATTCACGATGAAGTGGATATCTCTGTTGAATCTCCAGAAAAAGCTGAAGAAATAATTAGCATAATGGAATCTGCAGTAGATTTAAAAGTTCCAAACAAAGTGGATTATGAACAAGGAAAAAATTGGGGCGATATTAAGTAATGGCTTTATTAAATGCTGATATCCCACCAATGTATTGTCAAGTAAGGAAGGAGTATCTTTATGACTTTAAAAAACATCACGGCGAAAGTGAAGAATGTGTTGTCTTCGGGCTCACATCTATGGCAGGAGCTGCAACATTATTTCATATTATGTTACCGAACGGTGCGGTCTTTTTTAGATTGCCTATATCAGCGTTTTTTCAAAAAGACTTTGACAGAACCAAGGTGCCAGATATGCAAGTGGACACCCTTCAGCTGTGGAATAGCTTTAGTTATTATCCTAGTGTGCATCATTTTGGTTATCTAACATCCCAACGCGGTAAATATTTCGGAAAAGATAAAAAAGAATATTTTGGTGAGTATCTATTCACGATTGATTGGTGTCATCCTGAAACTAATATACTGGACACTGAACACAGTGAGATTCCTCATGAGCATAAGTGTGGACATGTTCTTGCTCTTGATAACGGGAATTATGCTATTCAGCCTAACAATCGTATCCTTTGGAATATTAGTAATTTTACCACTAGAGACGACATACCTGACTATAAGGTTCAAACTACGGAGTGGAATGTTGAGAATCAAGGCTGGATTACGGAAGATACGGACAAAATGTTCTACAAAATAGAAGACAAATAATATAAAATACTTCTAAAAAAATAAAAATGCCCTATGAATTTAGTAGATTTGTTAAAGAAAAATATAGTAATGGTGCCAGTAGTAGCCTCTGTAATAGTGGGGACATTTACAGGTGTTAGATATATTGTTAATCTTACAGATACTATTAATCAAAACGAATTAAGACTTACAAATCTTGAAAGAGATGTAGGTCAATTATCAAAAAACATTACAGACATTAACACAAGACTATCTTCTGCTGAAGCTACATGGCAGATGGCAGAAAATTTATATAGAACTTTAGCTGATCAAGTTAGAGAACACACTTACGATATAAAAGACTTGAACAGAGAAATTAACTATTAAGGATTTATGACTCATGGAGTATTGCAGGATGAATTATTATTTTACAGGGGTATTAGTAATTTTATTTGTTCTGTTATGTTTTATAAAACCTGCACATCCTAGAAATGAGTATCTCAACAACGGTACTAATACTTGTAGCACTGGTGATCTTTCAGTATCTTTAGAACAAAGAAATTC